TTTCAGATGCACGCTGTTGTCAGTTATTAGCGTGGGTGTTGGAGATAGGAGGTTATACAGAGGAAAGTACTCATAATTTTAAACTCAATCAAGATATTCATATAGCGCAAAAACGCCTGAATATATTGGGAGGAGAAACGCCTAATACTGAACTGCTAACCATATTTCAGAAGTATCATTTAGAACTGCTAAACTTTTTAAACAAAAAGACAAAAAAGCCTCAATGGCTAATAGACTTTGAAAATTACTATAGGTTAAAACCTTACAAAAATAATTAACAACCCGATTTGAGATGAGATTGAGTGCGCATAAATCTTTATCAAATCTCTAATTTCAAATCAAAATGAATGAGTATCAAGAGTTTTTGCGATTAAAACAAAAAGCAAAGGAGCATAAAGGATTTGCACCACTGCCGATGAACCCTAAATTATTCCCCTTTCAGCAGCATATTGTTGCTCAAAACGTTATGAAAGGCAAACACGCTGTATTTGCTGATTGCGGATTAGGAAAGACGGTAATGGAACTTGAAACGGCGAGCCAAATCGTAAGGTACACAAACAAACCAGTACTTATCCTTGCTCCTTTGGTAGTGGTAGCACAAACTAAAAGGGAAGCAGAAAAGTTTGGTTTTGACCTTGATAAGGTAACGATCACCAACTTTGAGAATTTGCACAATATCAACCCACAAGAGTACGCAGGGCTGATCGTCGATGAAAGTTCGATAATGAAAAACTTTGAAGGGCAAATCAAAAAGCAACTTTTTGAGTATTTCTACAATACTCCTTATAAGTTTGCTTTTACAGCGACTCCATCACCTAACGATCCTATGGAGTTGGCTAATCACTCGGAGTTTTTAGGCTATCAAAGTAGATTAGGAATGCTCGCTACCTACTTTATTAACGACCAAGACCACACAAGCAAGTGGCGATTGAAAGGACACGCTGTAGAGAAGTTCTACCAGTTCGTATCGAGTTGGGCGGTAATGCTTACCAATCCTGCTGATATAGGTTACCCAATGCAAGGATATGACTTATCAGAGGTGATTTACAAGGAACACCAAATTATTACACAAAATGATTTTAGCAATGGTTTATTATTCCCTGATATGGCAGTATCGGCTACTGACTTTAATAAGGAGTTAAGGCGTACCAAAGATCAACCTATTGCTAAGGCTATTGAGATTGCTAATGTTGATGATGATCCTCATATCGTATGGGTAAAACTCAATGATGAAAGCAAGGATGTTACAGCGGGTATTCGTGGAGCGGTAGAAGTGTCAGGAAAAGACGAACCAGAGGAAAAGGCGCAAAAGCTGTTAGACTTTGTAGACGGCAAATATAGAGTATTAGTAACAAAACCTCAGATAGCAAAGTACGGGCTAAACTTTCAGCACTGTCTGCATCAAACTTTTATGAGCCCTGACTTCTCTTTTGAAGGATTTTACCAAGCGGTAAGACGATCACATCGTTTTGGAAAAAAAGGTGATGTAACAGTGAATATCATCACTACCGACACAATGCAGAACATTATGAGTTCTATAAGAGAAAAAGAGACACAATTCAAACAAATGCAAGAATTAATGATTAAAAACCAAGAAATATGCAAACACCTACATTCAGAGCCATACACGGCGATTGCGTAGAGGAGGTAGCAAAACTCCCTACTGACAGTATAGACTTCTCAATATTTAGCCCCCCATTTGCCGAATTGTACGTTTATTCAGATGATATTCGTGATATGGGTAACTGCCAAGATTATGAAGAGTTTTTTGTACACTTTCAATTCCTTGTAAAAGAGTTAGCAAGAGTAGTGAAGAGCGGGCGATTGGTAGCTGTACATTGTATGGATTTACCTGCAATGAAAGGCAAAGATGGGTATATAGGGCTCAAAGACTTTTCGGGTATGCTCATTCAGTCCTTCCAAAAAGAGGGATTTATTTACCACGATAGAATAACAATTTGGAAGAGCCCAGTAGTAGAGATGACCCGTACCAAGTCTATCGGATTGCTTCATAAAACGATCAAAAAAGACAGCAGTATGTCTCGTACGGGTATTCCTGATTATATCTTAGTATTTCGTAACGCTGGTGATAATATTGTACCGATCACACACCAAGATACTGATGAGAAACAAGAGAATTACCTCCCCGTAAGTTTATGGCAAAAGTATGCAGAGCCAGTATGGTATGATATAAACTACTCCGATACCTTGCAATACACCAGCGCACGTGATGAGAAAGACGAAAAGCATATTTGTCCCTTACAATTAGAAACCATTAGGCGTTGTTTGCATTTGTGGAGCAATGAAGGCGAAACCGTATTAAGTCCGTTTGGAGGTATAGGAAGTGAAGGACACGAGAGTTTGAGGCTAAAACGCAACTTTATAGGGATAGAGTTAAAGCCTTCTTATTACAACCAAATGCAAAGAAACTTACAACGAATGATTGACGATCTCAATCAAACGACCTTATTCTAACATTTCATTCATTTGTCTCCCCTTGTCTTTGGCGAGCGTTATTATTTGGCGTGCCATTGTTCAGAGAGCAAGTTAAGGGCAAGGGGAGTTTTTTAACACCTGCACTATGAAAAAATTGATTTTTAAAAAGAGTTGGTATGAGGCTATAAAGTGCATCCCGAAAGAAATACAATTTGAGGTATTTATGGCAATACTTGAATATGCCTTTGAAGGTAAAGATAACACTGATACACTCAAACCGACAGCAAAAGCAATTTTCATTCTTATAAAAGATGAAATATACCAAGTAAACGAATAGTAATCAACAACAAAAACACTTCTTAGTAGGGTTCTTTTAGCGTTTGAAAGGAAGTGTTTATAAAAAACATCAAGATATGGCGAGACCTAAAAAAATAGGACTTGACTACTTTCCTTTTGATGTGGATTTTTTCAACGATGAAAAAATAGAAGCTATCTCAGGTGAATTTGGGATAAAAGGTGAGATTGTAGCAATAAAACTCCTCACTGCGATATACCGTAACGGATATTTCATTGAGTGGTCGGAAATGTTACAGATGAAAATGCTAAAAACATTGCCGTCAATCACCAAAGACCTACTTATTGAAATAGTACAACGCTTAGTTAGATGGAACTTCTTTGATGAAGGGCTGTTTAATTCGGATAACGTACTTACAAGTAGGGGCATACAAAGACGATATTTTGAGGCTATGAAACGTAATAGCCTCAGCGATAGCTTACCTTTTTTGTTAGTTTCTGTAACAGAAACCTCAGTTAATGTTGCAAAAACCTCAGTTAATGTTGCAAAAACACCACAAATAAAAAGAAAAGAAAGTAAAGTAAATAATATTTCTCTTTTAGAAAAAGAGAAACAGAAAAGCGTGTGTGTGGAATTTGGCGAGGGAGAAAAAAAAGAACAGCCTTTAAACGCTAAAAAAGAAACCTCCCCCCAAGTTGCGCCCACCCCCCCTCCTTTCAATTTCAGAAAGGCAATGCTTGCGGAAGGTTTTGCCCCCGAACTTGTAGATGAGTGGCTAAAGATTCGCAAGGCAAAGAAAGCCATCAACAGCGAACTTGCGTTTAAAACATTCATTGAGCAGGTGCGAAAAACAAATCAGGATATAAATGCGGTACTGAATATCGTAGTTCAAAAACAATGGAAAGGTTTTGAAGCTGATTGGCTACACAACATACAATCCCCTCATCAAACCTCTAACAATCAAATATTCTTAGACGAAAATGGAAACATCATTACAAACGCTGAGTCGTACGGACAACAGTCCACAGTCAGCAAACCTCCTTATTTTGCAGGAAGACAAACCCTTGAAAATATTAGAAACAATAGTCAAGGCTGGGGAACTCACATCGTTGGAGATAGCTAAAATAGGACACCAATATCTACGACTTAGAGACTACAACCGTAAGGAGGTAAGAATACAAGAAGCATTCGGTTATCTCTTTGCACACATTGCTACTCTTGTAGGACTTAAGGGAGAAATCGACCCTTTGCAAAAGCAGGAGATATGGAATGCTGTTTTTGATAAATTTGCAGGATTGTCTTTTCAGGAGATATACAAAGCCTTTCAGATGGATAGAAGGGGAGATTTTGGGGAAGTAACTAATCCTTATCAGTTTTTTGACTCGTCTTACGTCTGTACGGTTTTAGGGAAATATCGCCAATGGCTACAAGACACTCAGCGAGCGCATAACATTAACATTTCACAATTACCAGAAAATCAAAACACGATGACAGAAGAGGAAAAAGAAAAAAACGTGCTACGTTGGCTCAATGGGCATTTTGAGGAGTACAAGGAAACAAAAGAATTGCCTATGTTGTCTGTACCCGTATACGATACACTCTATCAGCGAGGCATATTACAACCTTACTTCGCTACACTTACCGAAAAGGACAAGCAACTAATGCGAGCGGAAACCGAGAAGCGACTTCGACAAGAGCAAAATAAGGCAAAAGATAAGCAGGAATATAGTGCTATTAGGGCATTGATAGAGCATTTTCAAAACAGCACCAATGACCCTGACGGAAAATTAAGAAGGTTCAAAAAAGAAGATACTTTGAAATTCTTTTACAATCACCTCATTACGCAGGGCAAGGAGCTTTCAGAATTATTAACACCTAAAAAACAATGAAAATCATAGACCTATTCAGCGGAATTGGGGGCTTTTCACTCGGTTTTCAGCGTGCAGGATACGAATTTACAGAGCATTATTTTTCAGAGATAGACAAACACGCAATCGCAAACTATAAAAACAACTTTCCAAATGCAAAAAACCTCGGAGACATTACAACTATTCAGCCCGCAGACATTGCAGGAGCAGACATTATCACATTCGGATCGCCTTGTCAAGATTTCAGCCTTGCTGGAAGAAGAGAGGGACTTAAAGGAAACAAAAGTAGCCTTATCAAAAAAGCAATTGCCCTCATTGCTTGCGTCAGACCAAGTGTATTTATCTGGGAAAATGTTAAAGGCGCTTTCAGCTCAAATGCTCGCGCAGACTTTTGGGCAATTCTCAAAGCATTTGCCAACCTTGGGGATTATACAATCGAATGGCAATTGCTTAATACAAGCTGGGTATTACCCCAAAATAGAGAGCGAATATACCTTGTTGGACATCTTGCAGGACGAAGTGAGTGCGGAGTATTCCCTATCAGAGAAATTGCAAAAGACAGTTTTAAAAAGACAAGGAACATATACGACTATTCACGAACAATATTAAGAGGTTATAAAAATAGCACTTCTACAGGTAGCTTTATAAAAACTAAAGATAATAAGATAAGATACTTAACAGAAATAGAATGCGAACGCTTGCAAGGTTTTCCGGACAACTGGACACAATACGGCAATTACGACGGCACAATAAAGCCAATTGCCAAAACACAACGTTACAAACTCATCGGCAATGCCGTAACCGTGGATATAGTAGAATTAATAGCAAAACGATTAAAATTAAAGAATAATGAATAACACCCTACATTTAACCTTAAAGAAAAAGTGGTTTGATATGATACTATCTGGGGAGAAAACAGAAGAGTACCGCGACATCAAGCCGTATTACAACCTTCGTCTTATAGGAAGAGAGTATGACAGTGTTGTATTTCGCAATGGGTATGCCTCCAACGCCCCTC